ACAAGGCTTCTACCACATGCCCAATGCCATTGCTTTGCGTGAGCGCAACGATGACGATTGGAAAACTGACGATTGGGAAGACCGTATGGTGGAGGCTTTGCGTAAGCAGAAGTTCTTCAGATGGTTTGACAGTGGAGACATGTACACCATTGCTTTAGCGTGGAAAATATACAATGTTTGTAAGCGTACACCTGAGTGCAGCCATTGGTTGCCCACACGTATGCACAAGTTTACAAAGTTTTCTGATGTTATTGCTGAGCTTAATGAGCTGGACAATGTTGTTGTTAGGTTTTCTAGCGACAATGTAGGACAGCACATTGATGGCAGGTATGTCTCTTTGGTTGTTGACACATACAAACATGTAGACAAGACACACGTATGCCCTTCTAGTTTGCAGGGAGGCAAGTGTTTGACATGCAGGGCTTGTTGGGACAAGGACGTGCAAAGCGTTGCCTATGTTGCACATTCCCATAAGATGGGCAAAATCATTCGTATGAAATTGGAGAGCTGATATGACAAAGGTAAAGGGAGGTGGCAAAATGCAACTACCGTTTGACTGCACAGTGATGGACGATGAACACCGTGACTATCTTGAGTGCAAAGAGACTTGGGACTGGGACTATGAACAACTCAAGCATCACATTTATATGTCGCTTGAGCGTCTTGAAATTGATTTCTTAAAGGGTGAACATGAAAAGATACAACGTGTATGTTGAGAAAGAGAGTGGTGATTATTTGGATGATTACATTCTTGAGGCACGTAACATTGACAGCGCCTACATGCAGGCATATGAGATGCACAACTGGCAACCTGTCACTGTCTACATTGATGAGATGGAACCAATGCCAGGTTTTGACAGCAACCCATTGGACAAGTTTCCTACAATTTGGAGCAAAGCATGAAGAAATATAAAGTGACAGCTTCGTACCTGACATTTTGTGAGCTAGAAGTGGAGGCAGAGAACGAAGACCAAGCGTGGGATATGGCACGTGATGCTGATGGTGGAGATTTTGAACCATTGAAAGGACGATGGGGACTTAGTGATTGGCGAATCAACGATGTATCGGAGGTGAAACAATGACCGTCCTATTTGTTTGTTTCGTTGTTGACTATATCATTGCAGAGGATTTATGGTGATGAAAGTATTTGTTTATTTCAACCTACACAAGAAATGTTTTTCTGTTAAGGCTTTGGATGGTGAGAACAAAGGCCGTGTTGTGCAACACACAGACAATGTTGTGCTGCTTTTGCCTGAGTTCAAAGTGTCACAAGCAGGCAGGCAACGTGTCCTACGTGAGAAGCAGAAGAACGTACATGCTGGTGTTACTGGCTGGCTTGATGTGTTTGATTGTCCAATGAACAAGGACTATTACACACAGGTGAGGTACAACCCATACAAGTATGAGACATTTGTAACCAATGATGGTGTAGCTGTGCATAAGGGCATGGTTGCACACTTGACAGTGACAGACAAAGTGCCTAAGATTGAGGCTTATTTACAGGAGGAAGCATGAACACAATTTACAACCCAACATACGAGCTAGTTTCGTACAACAACATCCCATTCATGGTGGCTGTTGACACATTTGTTGTGGATAAGTATGACCCATACACTGACACAGAATATCAAGAAGACATGCCATATGTAGAGAGTGTGTTGATGGGTGGACATGAGATGGTTGATTTGTTAACAGAAGAAGTTGTTGCAGACCTGTTAGCACTGGCGGTTACTAGCGAGTAACCATGTTAATCTTCTTAGGTGTTGTTGTTTATGTGTTGTTGTATTTTTTAATCAGCTTGACAAGATGATGAAACATGGATATAATAATACATAGATGTATTGATAGTATTATTAACATAGTATGTAACTTAGTATGTTACATGTAAGGAAGAAACATGAGATGTTATTGTTGTAATGATGAACTGACAGACTTTGAAGCTACAAGACGCAGTGCTATTACTGGTGGTTTCTTAGATGTTTGTAACAGTTGTTTCTATCACATGAAGGAAGATGTTTGTGCTGTTGAACGTACAGACTTACGACATGAAGATGATGATGTTAATGAGGAAACATATGAAGACATTTGAGCACGAGGCACACATGATGTTTACGTTGATGGACGTTAGAACATTGGTGTCACACATAGGGTATGAAGGTTTTCAACAGGCTCTTTCCACTGTGCTTAACGCAAGTAAAGAAGCACGAGAATTCACAGCCGAAGAGAAGGCCTTCATGCAAAGTTTGTTAGACAGCTGGAAGCATTGACATGATTGCAGACCCGCTTATTTTTGTTGAGTTCTGTATATGGATTAGTGGCTGGCGTAAACGTGGTGGAGGTAGACCATGACACATGGTGATGGAGGTAAGGGCAGTGCAAGACGTAAGGAAAATGCACAAGCCATTCTTAATAATTGGAACCTGATTTTTGGTAGGAAACCAGAAGAGAAACAACCAGAGGAAAAACATGGCGTTCGTGAAGACACACCAACCATGCCCGAGCTGCCAAAGCAGTGACGGCTTATCAATTAACGAAGACGGAAGCACCTATTGCTTTGTCTGTAACACACACACTAAGGCTGACAAAATGATTGAGGCTACCATGCCATACACCCCGCTGAAAGAGATCAACCAAGAGGCTGTAAACGCCCTTCGTGCTGCCTTTCATAGCCTACCCACCCCTGCCATTGGTAGCCGCCGCATTAGCAAGGCAACAGTTGAACGCTATGGTGTTGTTGCTGATAGCACACACATTTTGTTTCCCTATTACAAGGAAGAGAAACTGTTTGCTGCAAAGAAACGTGCCATTGCTAGCAAAGACTTTCAAACTGTTGGTGAATGGAAAGGCACTGGCTTGTTTGGTCAGCAGCTGTTCACCAAGGGTGGTAAATATCTAACCATTGTTGAGGGTGAGTTTGATGCATTGGCTGTGTATCAAATGCTTGGTAGCAAGTGGCCTGTTGTTTCCATTCGTAATGGTGCAGGCAGTGCAGCCAAGGATTGCAAAGAGCAATACGAGTGGCTGTCTTCCTTTGAGAACATCGTCATTTGTTTTGATGGTGATGATGCTGGACAGCAGGCAGCTAAGCAGGTAGCTTCTTTGTTTGCTGGCAAGGCCAAGACATTCAAGCCTGTCGAGGGATACAAGGATGGCTGTGACTTCCTTGTTGCTGGCAAGGAGAAGGAGTTCATTGACCGCTGGTGGGCAGCAGAGCGTGTTGTACCTGATGGTATTGTCCCTGCCTCTACGCTTTGGGAGAGCGTGTCTAAGCCCTTGGATAAGGCAGAGGTGTCCTACCCCTACGATGGGCTGAACAAGCTAACCTATGGCATCCGCAAGGGTGAGCTAGTCACTGTGACAGCAGGCTCAGGCTTAGGCAAGAGTCAGTTCTTACGTGAAGTGATATGGCACATCATCAACAAGACACAAGACAACGTAGGCTTGATGTTCTTGGAAGAGAGTGTTCGTAAGACAGGCTTATCTTTGATGAGCTTGGCTGCTAATAAACCCCTGCATCTACCAGACTGTGATGCAACTGAACAGGAAAAACGTGATGCTTTTGATGCAACTCTTGGCAGTGACCGCCTTTATATGTTCGACCATTTTGGTAGTACAAACATTGAGAACATCATCAAGCGAGTCGAAGAATTCTCAGTTGCTTTTGGCTGTGGTTATGTATTTCTCGACCATGTATCCATTGTTGTGAGCAGTCAAGAGAATGGTGATGAACGTAAAGCCTTGGACATGGTGATGACAGAGCTTCGTACATTGGTACAGAAGACAGGCATTAGCCTCATCATTGTGTCCCACCTCAAGCGTCCTTCTGACAAGGGACACGAGGAAGGTGCAGCTACATCACTGGCTCAGCTTCGTGGCTCAGGCTCCATTGCCCAGCTGTCAGACATGGTGATTGGTTTGGAACGTAATGGTCAGCATGAGGATGAGACAGAACGTAACACCACCAAGGTGAGAGTGTTGAAGAATCGTTTCAGTGGTATCACTGGCCCAGCATGTAAGCTGTTGTATAATAAACATACAGGAAGGATGACAGAGCGTGATGAAGAAACAGTTTAAGGAAGACACAACATGGCCTTTCCCTTCCAACCTACCTGCTAAGGCAATGCATGGGGTGGAGAGGACAGACAAAGATGGAAACAAATATGCAAAGGTAACTACCAAGTTACTTGTCCTACGAAAGAAGAAAGTATGATTGAACAACTCATTGTTGGAGCAACAGGCATTGGCTATGCCATTGTTGGTGTGTTACAATGGAGTAAGGGAGAAACTTCAAATGGTATGATTTGGGTGGGCTATGCGTTTGCTCAGGTTGGTTTGTTTATGAACTTAAAGGGATGAGTATGCGTAACGTAGAACTGTGGCATAAACGTGCTCGACCAGAGCCAAGCAATGATGACTTGCAGGTACAGCTAGGTTGCCACATCGAAGAGATTGTTGAGATGTTTGATTCTCTCGATCTTCACCACAGCTGGGCTGCATTGGCTGATGAGCTAAGCCTCTTGGCTACACGTTTGAAACAGGGAGAGACAATTG